CCCTGAAGAAGAATACACAAAGATGGATAAGATTGTCTTTGGCTTTTTTGATAAGCTGAATACACTTGTGCTCCCATTGAACCGTTGGTCTAACAATCATAAGCGTAAGATTAATATCCGCATCGATAACTATGATTTATGGTCCGCTGATCATACCCTTGCTCTAATCATCCATCCAGTTCTCTTGAAATTAAAAGAAACAAAGCATGGTTCGCCAGATGTTGATGATGAAGATGTTCCTGAAAATCTAAGATCAACTGCTGCTGGTCCTAAAGAAAATGAATGGTATACGGATGATAATCATCACCTTCGTTGGGAATATGTAATAAGTGAAATGATTTGGGCATTCGAACAATGCACCGATGATGATCATGGCGATCATATCTTTCACCACAACTCTGATCAACTTGATATTACCTTCGTACCTATTGAAGGTTCCAAGGACAGTGAAATGAAATTTAATCGTCAGAAAGACCCTACTAAGCCAGCATATTGGGTTGACGAAGATGGAAAGAAAGCACATTATGAACGAATCAAAAACGGACACAGACTTTTCGCAAAATACTACTTCGGACTTTGGGACTGAGAACATTATCATAAGTGATGAATGGGCTTCCCGCTATAGTGAAGGTTTTGTAGCTAAAGAAATGCCTGAATACTTGTTATACAAAACACCAGAAAAGTCTGAATGGACTTGTTGGCTAATGGGCGATCATGGTAAGAGCCAGCATGGCGCTATCGTCTATAATCCTAATAAAGGACAGGAACCCAACTGGTTTCATCGTAAGATGCAGGAACTTTGTTTTGGATTTCAGTGGAGAAAAAAGTAATTTTTCTCTTGCAAAATATTTGAAATAATGTATAATGTGTTCTTAAAAGGAACAAATTGAATGATACCTACTATTTTTATTGACATGGATGGAGTCCTTGCTGATCTTCATACTGGTATTGCTGCGTTTAGCGGAGATGCTGATATTACTGACAAGCGTAGCGAACTATTCAAGACATGGCTTCCACAGTATGTAAAGGCTTATGGATTTGAAAATCAAGCTCCTATGCCAAATGCTGCAAAGCTTGTTACTTTTCTTACTATGCTACAGAAGGCTGATAAGGCAAAGCTTGCTATCCTCACATCACATGGTGAATTCTACGAACCTTTCAGCGAAGTGATTCGCCAGAAGAAGGTATGGTTGGAAAAGAACTTCCCTCAGTTAAATAAAATTCCTTTCTGTGCAACTGCATCAGGTGCTGCTAAAAGTACTTTTGCAAACTCAAATGCTTTGCTAATTGATGATCACTATAAAAATATCAATCATTTTACAGATGCTGGTGGTCATGGAATTGTCTATGAAGATCGTCATATTGAAATTCATACAATTGAAGTTTTTGAGTTTTTAGGAGTAAATTATGTTAGAACGTAAGCTAGATAGTGAGCGTGTTATTAAGGCACTTCGTGCCAGTGAAAATGCCAAGAACCAATGGTTCAAGGATTACTGGTATGGAGTAGCAACAAAGATTTGTCAAAAATACACTTGACAAAGAGATTGTAAGGTATTACCTTACAGTGTGGTTTGACTGAGCCACAATTTAATCAGTCATATCTTAAATAATATTGGAGTAAAATATGAAGAATTTTGTAATTGGTACTGCCCTAGCGGCACTAGCACTTGTTGCTACCCCTGCGATGGCAAATGATTTTGCTGGTCCTCGTGTAGAAGTCACTGCTGGTGCAGATGATGTAAAAAATGGAGTTGATACAACTGCCATTACTTACGGTGCTGCACTAGGCTATGACCTTCAGTTTGGCAAGGTAGTTGCTGGCGTAGATGTCACTGCTGCTAATGTCTTCGATAAGGCTGATCTAGGCGTTGGCGCACGTCTTGGATATGTTCTGAACGAAAACGTTCTTGCATTTACTCGTGTTGGTTATACCAATCTTGAGCGCCCTGCTGTTCGTGGTCGTGCTCTTGAACTTGAAGGTCTTGTCCTTGGTGGCGGACTTGAAGTAAATGTTGCTGGTCCTGTATACGGCAAGGTTGAGTATCGTTATACTGACTTTGATGCTGGCGTTGGTCGCCACGGTGGCCTTGTCGGCGTAGGTTTCCGCTTCTAAGGGCTGTTCCTCCCTGTGAAAACTTGACCCCTCTGAATTTATTTTCAGAGGGGTCTTTTTTTGTGTTGACACGAATCACGAATCATTATATATTCTCTTCATCAAGACGAAAGGGAACACACTATGACTAAGTTTGCTAAAGAAAACTTCTCCAACTCTGGCGGCTATATCACTTATGGCCAAGATCGTAAGTTTATTGCACGGTTCAAGTATGCCAAGAATGGCGCTGGCTCGTTCATTACCTTTCTGATCAAGAACTTCACGGTTGAAGAATACTTCGCTGCATATGATGCTGGTGTTGCTCCCCTGAAGATCGTTGAAGAGAAGGGCTATCTTCTTCCCCATATCAAGACTTGGTTGAAGCGTGACGGCTACGAAGTTTCGAAGGCTGGCTTTGACAAGTACATTCAGGATGGTATCGAACGTCGAAAGGCTGCATAAACAGCTTGACACGAATCACGAATCATTATATATTGTCCTCATAGAAACAAAAGGAATACATCATGAAGATTTTTGAAAACGGGTTAGACCACCTTCTTGCTACTATCGAAAACACGACTCGCTTCTTTTTCGAAGGGGCAGAGGAAATTGGATCGTCGGACATTTCGTGCTGCGTTCGTGCAGTCCTTCGTGAATATTACCATGACATTGACGAAGCTACTAACCCTGAATGTGTTGCTGTTCGCAATGCTGTCAATAACCTACTTACCACTGTTTTGAGGAAGTAAAATGTTTAAGATTTCTGATAATAAAGGTTTTCAAATCACCTTTGACAATGGCTACACAGTGTCTGTGCAGTTTGGCCCCGGCAACTATGGTAGTAACCGTACAGAAACGTATGCTACATCAATGAATGTTCCACAGACAGCATCTTTGGCAGAAACTGCTTTGATTGGTCCTGATGGAGAGTTCGTGAAGTATGATGGTGATGACGTTCAAGGTTATCGCAATCCTGCTGAAGTGTTGGAGTTGTTGAGCTATGCTGCTAGCATAGTAGTTGAAAGGGACTGATATGGCTGGTGATTATTTTGGACATGACACTACTCTTGCTGCTGCTGTAGATTACATCAGCCTTGGATTTGCACGTGATCTGCAAGATTTTGCATTGACTGCTGATGCAGACCCTTCGTGGGAGCTTGAAGTAGTCGTTGCATATGTTGATCGTTGTGGTGGTCTTGGCGCTGTATATCCAAAGATGCCTGATATCATCTGATGGATATAACCATCAAAGGTATTAAAGAAAAGAAAACACAGAGGCTGAAAGATGCCTCTGTGTTTTATGCCAATTTAATTATGGACCGCCGTCTAGTCAAAAACATCATTCTTGATATTGAAGTTGTCGATGATTACGAATACCTTGGGCATTGTCTCCCTGATGATGTTGGAAAGAACCCAAGATACTTTACTATCATTCTCAAAAGGCATGGTGACAACCTCTATCGCACTCTTGCACATGAAATGGTGCACCTAAAACAATATGCCAAGAATGAATTAGCTATTGACGATGATGCAATTTATTGGTATGGTGATATATGGAGACCAAAAGGTAAGCAGCATAAGTACTTTGATTCGCCTTGGGAGCTAGAAGCTTATGGGCGTGACTTCGGGTTGTACTACCGCTGGATGGAATATGAGGAAAGTTTGAAAAATGGCTAATCGTTTTGTAATCAGTGACACACACTTCGGGCATACCAACAGTTGGGAAAAGTTTAAGCTTCCCAATGGCGATCCTCTGCGTCCATTTACTTCTACTGAAGAGATGGATGAGACGATGGTTGAGCGTTGGAATGCCGTGGTTCGTCCACAGGATACTGTGTATCACCTTGGTGACGTTGTGATCAATAGGAAGTCGCTACATCATGTCAAGCGTCTGAACGGTAAGAAGCGTCTGGTTCGTGGTAATCACGATATCTTTAAGGATGAAGATTATCGTGAAGTTGGGTTCGAATCACTGTACGGTGTTCGTGTGTTTGTGGATCAGTTCATTTTTAGCCATATCCCTCTACACCCTGACTGTGTGACTGAACGCTTTCGTGTGAACGTGCATGGACATCTTCATGCGAATGAGGTCATGAGAACAAGAACCAACATGGTTCATGGCTACATGACTGGTCTTGTTACTGAACCAGACCCTCGTTATCTATGTGTTTCTGTTGAGAACACTGACTATCGCCCTCTGTCATTTGATGAGGTAGAGACTCGTATCAAGGCTCGTTGGGAAGCAACTGGCTATACTAATCCTGTGAAGGCATGGGGCAATGGAAGTGGACCAAACTGATGTTTATTAAAACTCCAACTAATGGATACTGGCTCAAGGAAGATGGTATCAAGAAGGCTGAAGAGCTTTATGGTGCCAAGTACATGGGCTTTTGGTGCACAAAGCGTCCGAATGGCAACTGGAATGACAATCCTGTAGAGGTATTCTATCAGCCAAACCCCGATACTGAGAAGGGCCACAGTCATTATTTTGGGTTGTTTAAGCAAATGTTAACTGGTGTTTTGTTCATCACTGATGCTAAGTCTGCATTTTCTGATCCTATTATGGGTATTGAGACTGAAGATGGTGAGGTGATTGTATCTCGCTATCGTCACGATTATGTCGAGAAGGGTAAGTACATGATCGATGGTGGTCGTGATTATCTTCGAACAAGTGGTGGACCTTTCGTTCGTATTCGTGTAGAAGGACCAGAGTTTGTTATTGAAAGGGTTGTGAAATGATTTCATTTATTATTGGGTTTACTTTAGGTGGTTTTTTAGGAGTTTTGATACTTGCAATCTTTGTAGCGGGTAAGTCAGAAACTGACACTGAAGACGGAGTGTCCTACGGTCTTAGACTGAATAGAGATAATGGTGCAATCATTGCAACCAACAATGATGAAATCATGGTTGAGTACAAGGACGGTATGACAAAGCGTTTTCGTGAGGTAAAGGAACTAAAGGAAGTAAAGGAAGTAAAGTAATGGACCATCCTGACGCAAAGAAGCATTTGGTTGTAAGCCTAGTGAAGAGCAGTATTCGTATTGCTGGTAGTATTGCTGCATTACTTGCTTATAGCTGCCCACTGGCTGCTGTAATGATCCTTGCCGCCACTTATGGTCTGGCTGAGATTGTTGGTGTCTATGAGGAACTTGTATGAACCTTGAGCTTGAAGCCTATGAAGGCGAACTCAGAGAACTTAGAAAGATTAAATCTCTTATCAAGCACACTGTACTAGCAGAAAAGATGGGAGATATCTTCTTCATCTGCGGTGAGGGTGGTGAGAAGGACGATAACAACCTACCAAAAACAATCCACATCTGCCCTGCATATGGTGTAGATTGGTTTCAAGTTTATGAACGTACTGACAAATCATTTGGACCGGAGTGGTAATTATGCCTAAGTATCTTGTTGAAACAGTTTCTTTGTATCGTATTCGATATGTAGTCGAAGCAAATGAATCTACCCATGCTACTGATGAAGTGGCAATGAATAACGTTGACGATGAATTTTCACAGAAGCATCTTGATGAGATTATCACTTCTACACGTGAAATCACGGATGAAGAATATCTGAAGCTATTTGATGAAGACAACGATTATCTCATGTCATGGGATAATGATAGTAAGTTTAAATTTGTTCATAAGGTGAATTGAAATGAATGATTTTTTTGATGAAGCAATGACCATGATTGCATATGGTTTTAGACACATGCAGCTAGAGGGAGCCTCAACTGATGATATGACAGATACTGCTAGGGCAATGACCAGTGCAATATCGCAGTTTTCTGTTGATTGTATAAATAATGGTGACATAAGTCATTCAATAATTGAGGAAACCCCATGAAGAAACTACTGCTTGCGCTACTGCTATTCGTAGCTCCATCAACAGCATTTGCATCAGAATGCGATCAATTCTTTCCTAATGGAAAAGAGATTATCGTACCAAAGACTGTTGTGCTTTGCAACTCATTCTTTGCAACTGTATATGATGATGACAATAACGCTACTGTGTTCTCTACAGAAGTCGTTCAGGATCGTCTTGTAAAGACACCACGTACAGATAATTTCCGTGCAGACAAACGAATCATTGACTCACCAACACCTGCTGATTATACCAATACTGGTTATGATCGTGGACACATGGTTGCTGCTGCAAATTCAGACAGTCCTGTTGAAATGTCAGATACATTCTTAATGACCAACATGACACCACAGCTACCATCTGTCAATCGTGTAGCTTGGAAGAACCTTGAAGAGCGCACACGTTCTATTCCGTTTAAGTGGATTATTACTGGTGCTCACTATGATAAGACAACACCAAAGTGCACAGGTGCTGCAAAGTGTATCGGTAAAGCAAAGGTACCAGTGCCTGTATTCCTTTACAAAGTAGTTTTCTTTGAAAGTGGAAAGACCGCTGTCTATATTGTAGATAACGTTATTCCTAAGTCAACCATTTCAACTATGTCTCTTGAAGAGCTAGAAGCAATTCTTGGATATAAACTAAGGTAATTATGTGAGAACTATTTACAGACTTTTTCTGTGTCTGTTGATGGCTTTGTTTTTAAATGAAATGATTTCATCCGATAATGCAAACTCAGATATAGCCAACCTTTCACTTATGATTGGTTTCCTGTTGCTACTTGAAAAGCTCTTTATTTCTATAACGATTGAGCATATACAGAACATGGTCGAGAAAGCAAAGGAAAAGAAAAAATTATGAACCATCCTCCGCAAAAGGAAATGTGGTACCCCGGCTGCA